ATGCTTATAGTGATAATGTAATTATTTTCTGTAATACTATAGAAGCAGTTACTGATTACTTTCCTATATACATTGATGGGCCTTTAAGAAAAGATAGAAAAGATTTATTCTGGCTTATTAATGGTAAACCAGATAAACTTCGTAAACCTAAAAAAGTAATACCTATAATGCAAGGATAACACATGGATCCAATAACAATATTATCAGCATTCTTACCAGTAGCTATGGACTTAGGTAAGTCTCTTATTAATAAGTTTGTAGCACCTGATCAATTTAAACCTGCAACCATCGAGCAGTATGCTCAAATGAAAAGCATAGACTTAGAGTTCTTTAAGGTTATGAATGATGCTGGGGCAGGTAATTCTTCTTACCCTTGGGTAGAAGCCATTGTTAGATTAATGAGGCCTCTAATAGGCCTTCTTGTGCTTTCTACATGGGTATATATGCATGTAACTGGTATAGGAACTTCTGAGGTAGATAACTTTGCTAGTGCTGTAGGTTTCTACTTATTTGGTGAGAGAAGCTTATTTTATATTAAAAAGAAATGAACCTTATAACAGTTGAATCGTGTAAAGCAGTTTACAGAATGTTATGTAGACTGCCACCATTTAACAAATATAAATTACCAAGACCTTCAGAGATAGAATTTTTAGTAGTAGACGATCCTACCATGTATGGTCAGTATCAACCTGAACCTCATTGTATTACAATTAGTTCAGCTAAGATGAGTCAACTACAAACCCTTGAGAAAACAATGGCACATGAAATGGTGCATCTTATTTTATACCTTCAGGGTAAACGATATGAACTCCATAACAAAAACTTCTATAACTTAACATATCAAATAGCCGCTATCTATGGCTGGGAACCTAAGGATTTATAATGGAACATTTACAAGAATCAACTAAACACATATTAGATACAGCATCAATAGCTACTGCAGTAGGAACCATTATGCAAGTATTGCCAGCTATTGCTGCTTTATTTACAATTATTTGGACTTTAATTCGTATTTACGAAACTAAGACAATACAAAAACTATTAGGTAAAACTAAGGGATAACATGGCTACTTCAGGTACTACTACATTTACAGTTACCAGAGATCAAATTATTGAGGCTGCACTACGTAGTTTAGCAGTTCTTGAAGAAGGTGCTACACCAGGGCCTAATGCCCTAGAGAATGCTTCTTTCTCTTTAAATCTTATTTTAAAGAAATGGCAATCAGAAGGTATTAAACTATGGACTATTAAAGAGTATGTATTACCTTTAGTTCCTAATCAAACTTCTTATACTATAGGACCTTCAGCATCTTATAATTTAAATGCTGCTAAACCTTTAAGACTTATCCAAGCGTACTTAAGAAACTTATCTAATGCTACATACTCAGTAGGTGAGATTTCTTTAACGTCTGGTGGTACGGGTTATACAGTACAACCAACTAATCCAGCTGCCACTACTGGTGGTACTGGTACAGGTGCTACATTTAACTTAACCTTTACTGGTGCTTCTGTTACAAGTGTAATGCTTGCTAATACAGGTGGTAGTGGCTATGCTGTAGGTGATGTACTAACAATGCAAGGCGGTACCTTTACAACACCATGTACAGTTACAGTAGACTCACTCTTAAGCGTATTTACAGATATGCCTATGACTGTTATCTCACAACAAGAGTATAACATTTTAGGTGCAAAGCAATCACAAGGTAACGTAAATACTGTATATTATAAATCTTGGAGAGACTATGGGGAACTAAGTGTATTCTTAACTCCTAATACTTTTACAGCTCAGAATTATAATTTACATCTATTTGTACAAACACCTATTGAAGATATAACATCAGCTAACCAAAACTTTGACTTTCCTTCAGAGTGGTTCTTAGCTCTTAAATGGAATTTAGTTGCAGATCTTGCTTCAGATTATGAAAAGACTCTTAATGATAAACAATACTATGAACAAAAAGCAAGTATGCTTAAGAATGAATTAATGGATTGGGATATTGAGTGGACCTCAACATTCTTCCAACCAGATGTAAGGGGCGGATTTAACAGGAGTTTTAGATAATGCCTATTGTTAATATTCCATTAACATCTCCTATAAAACAACGTACCAATGATGTTAGCAAAGATGCTAAGATGGTTAACTGTTATAAAGAGACTTTGGCTGATGGTAGAACACTAGCTGTTAAACGTCCAGGTAAGGCTGCCTATACAATTACTCCAGCACTTCCTACATCAGGAGAAGGTTTATGGTCTTATAATAATAACCTATATGCTGCTGCTGGTGGTAAATTATTTAGTATTACTGGTGGTGTATCTACACAATTACTTACAGGTATGAGTGGAGAAAATGTAAGTTGGGTAAATACCCTAGCTACTACTAGTCCTCGTCCTTTTATGGTGTTCCATGATCAAGTAAATGGTTGGTATTTAACTGCTACAGGTACTATTTATGAAATTCGTAAAATGGTAGCTGGTGTTACTTTTGTAAGTGGGGGTACAGGCTACCCTTCAACAGGTACATTTAGTATTACAGGATCAGTTAGTGGTAGTGGTGCTGGAGGGACTTATACTGCTTCAGGCGGTATTATTACTAATGTTACTTTAACTAACCCAGGTTCTAACTATGCAGGTACTTTAACAGTTGTATTTGCAGGAGGAGGTGTTGGTGCTGTAGCTCAGGCTTATTTAAATGCATTTCCAACAAACCCTGTTCCAGGTTTAGTATACCTTGATGGTTATGTATTTGCAATGGATTCTGAAGGACAGATCTTTCAATCTGATAATGAAAATCCAGGTGAATGGAATCCTTTAAATTTTACATCAGCTAAATCAGAAGCAGATAAAGGTAAGGCACTTGCTCGACATCTTAACTATGTTATTGCTTTTAAAGAATGGACAACAGACTTTTTCTATGATGCAGGTAATGCTCAAGGATCTGTTTTATCTGTTAACCAATCAGCTCATATGGAAATTGGATGTGCTGATGGTAATTCAATACAAAACCCAGAACAATCTTTAATTTGGATGGGAACTGTAGTTGAAGGTGGTAGAAACATTATGGTAATGGATGGGCTATCCCCTAGAAAAGTATCTACTAAAGCTGTAGAAAACTTCTTAAATGCTAGTAATTTAACTGGTACATATTCTTGGTTATATAAAATTGCTGGTCATACATTATATGGTTTAGTACTAACTGATCAAGATGTAACCCTTGTATATGACTTAGCAGAAGATCAATGGCATTATTGGACTACAAGTAAAGATTATATTGCAGGTGGTGAGAACTATTTTGAATGTTCTTTTGTAACACAATTTCCATTTAACAGTGGCAACTTTTATGTATTAGATGCTGTTAATGGTTTAGCATTTACATTAAGTCCTAATAACTATGTAGATCCTTTTGGACCTATTAGGATGCGTGTAGTAACAGATCGTTTAGATTTTGATACGTATGCATTTAAAACAGTATCAGGTTTAACTCTTTATGGAGATACCATTAATGATGTTCTTAATATACGTCATACAGAAGATGATTATACAAATTGGTCTCAGTATAGACAAGTGCAATTAAACACACAGAAACCAGGTTTATATCAACTTGGTAGGTTTAGACGTAGGGCTTATGAATATCTATATCAAGGTAGTAATCCATTCCGTATGGAAAAAGTACAATTTAATATTAATGGTAGACTAGATCCAACCTCAGAATAATGAATGTAATTATAGTACCAAAAGAACATAGACACATTATATTTCCTAAAGTAAAACACTATCTAGAAAGAGCAACTGCTTTATCTGGTAGTAGGGCTACTATTGAAGAAGTTCAAAACAATGTATTAAATAAAGAACATCAATTGTGGATTGCATTTACAGATGATAATGACATTGTAGCTACTGCTGATACAGAAATTATACTGTATGGTACTGGAACTAAAACATTAGTAGGACATTTTATTGGTGGTAAAGATTTAGAGTCTTGGAAACAACCTATTGTAGATGCAATGGCTATGTTTGGTAAAGCAGAAGGTTGTTCTAAAATTGAATTTACTGGTCGTCGTGGTTGGACTAAACCGTTAAAACAGATAGGCTGGAAAGAAACGTATCGTGTATATGAATATAATTTGGAGAACTAACAATGTTTAAAATGTTTAATTTATTTAGCTGGGTTACAGACCTAGTAGAAACTTTTACATTCTATGGTGGTGGTGGTAAAGGTGGTGGTGGTAGCTCTCAAACATCTACTTCACAAGCTGTAGACTTTTTTGGTGTAGACAAACGAGCAAAGTATGAGGATCTTCTTTACAAATATGTATCAGGAGATAAAGAAACTTTAGCTAATGTTAGAAATCAACCTGGTTTTCAATTTGGTTTAGATTTAGCAAATGAAGCACAAGATCGTAGTTTTGCAGCTACAGGTGTAGGTCCTTCAGGTTATGAAATGATTGCTAGAAATAATTTAAATCAAGGATATGCTCAAAACTATATTAATAATATGATTGGAAACTTAACAGCTCCTTCTGGTGCTGGTATTAGTTTAGGTTCAAATTCAACAATGACAAGTAGTTCACAAGGAGCTAGTCCATTATGGAACGTAGCAGGTACTGTTGCAGGGGCTATGCCTTGGGGTAAAATATTCTCTGATAAAAATCTTAAAACTAATATTAAACATATTCAAACTATTAAGGGTATTAAAATCTATAGCTTTAATTATATTTGGTCACATGTTAAATCTATTGGTGTCCTTGCACAAGATCTTCTTAAGATGCCTGAATATAAACATGCAGTAAGTTTAACTAGTCTTGGTTACACTGTTGACTATTCTAAATTACCTATCTAACTAAAGGATTATATTATGACATTTGCTTCTGGTTTTGAAGCTGGGCTTCAACTAAGAAAATACATGG